GTATCAACTGCTCCTGGTAAATAATTAGGACTTTGGTTTGGTTTATTCATTTTATTCTCCTTTTAATTTTTAACTGCTCTTCTCTTCATTGATGTTAGCTTACGAGATAAAAGATACCTCATGCTGTCTCCACAATTCGAAACTATCACACCATTTTTTAGTGCAAATGTATGATATTTTGGAACTTCCATACAATAAACATCAAAAGTTTCATTTACTATGTTGATTTCTTTTACTCTTAGAACGAAATTTTGATGAGCATACACTTGAACAAGTTTGTCTGGTTGCGTATTTATTGATTCTAAAGATTGTGGAACATATGATACATTCTCTGTCAATATCATCAATCCCTGATTCTCTTCGCCATGCAGATTTACATTTGTTTGAACAAAATGAGTTACACTCTTTCCGGTTAGTTTTATGTTGTTTACCACAATGAAGGCATTTTCTATCCACTTTTTCATGTAATGCCTCTTTTGTGTTTTCATAATGTTTGTTATGCCATTCTTTTCCTTCTGAACTTTTATGCCACTTTGCCGCTGCATCCAAAGCTTGTTTTGTGACTGGTCTTTTATGTCCTGTTTGGTGTAATGATATATGTTTGTGGTTGTGCAATAAAGCCAAGTTTTTAAATTGATTATTGGATTTATCTTCATCTTTGTGATGTACATGAAACCCTTCTGGAATTTCTCCTTTATAACGCATCCAAACAACTCTGTGAAGCCTACTGCCATTTTTTTGAAAGTAATTACCGCATTTGTAATAAGTTTTTCCGTTAAATTTTTGTTTTGTTTCTGACAAAACTTGAACTTTTCCAATTCGTTTTCGCATAAAGAACCTCCTTTTATTTTTTTAGGTTGGCTCAATATACAATAAGTATCTAAAAGAATCAATAAATTCTTCGCTTTAATAAACCCTTTTGTTGTAAGAAACTTATGATCAGAAGTGCATACTACAGAATACCCATCTGAAAAAGTTACCTGAATAACATTTACTTGCTTTTGTGTTAATCTACAATTTTTATAAGGGACAAAATTGCCATTAACAGATAATACTTTTCCTGTAGTATTTACCAAATCACCTATTTTTTCAATGCCATTTTCTGTGATTATTTCAGTGTCATAAACAAAGCAGTGATCTTCTGAGTCGGAAAAAACGTCTTCAGGTCTTACTTTATCTCTTTGTAATAAAGGCAAAGTTCTTATATGGTGCTGTGCTTGAGGGAAAAAATATAAATGAGGGGTTTCTAAAGCACCTCTTTTAGCAGCCCCTAACATTTGGCGTATAATTGCCCAACCAGCTATTCTTGAGCCTGGACCTTTATATGCTTTTGTCCACCTACACCCATGTGTTGATAAATTTGCACCGATAGAAGTACCGTCTTGAACAGCATAAATAGAAGTATCAGCAGGGCCAGGGATAGTTCTTAGGCCGTATTCAGTTAACATAGAATTATCCATTAACAAAACTCTTTCTGCTATTTCTTGTGATGTTGCCATATCCCCTTCATTTGCATTTCCATTCCAACCATAAATTTCATTGCAGATTATCACAGAACCTTTTGGAATATAAGGAATATTTTCTTCTGGCAACACGTCTGGTTGTTCCCCATTTGTTTCAAAGCCATAAGTAACTGCCCAAGGACGGGAAGAACCCCAGTCAAAACTTCTGATTAATTTCCAAGACTTAGGAGGTTGAAAGGTGTTTATTACATGAATTTTATGATCCCATACATCAGTAAAAAATCCACCCATTAACAAATCCCAAGAACCCTCAATCCATGCTTTTCTAAGCATTTCATTATCTTGAGTCAAAGCTGAAATTTTAGCCATGTACAAAGGATCTGCTTCCATTAATGATTTATTTTCAGAAGTGAAACTTTGTACCCGTGTTCTTTGTACTATTTTTCTTTCTTGTATCATTTTCCCATTTTTATCTGGGTATTCAAAATTAATTTCTTCGTTATATATTTTTCCAGCAGGGGCTACATCAATAAATCTTTGTTTAACCCACGAATTGCCAGAAATCCAAACAGTTCCCTTTTGTCGCAGTATAAATGAATTAGTATTTTTTACACCTATACAACATACTTGACCATCAAAAGGAATTAATTCAACATCACTATGATCAAACTGTGAACGATTTGAATATCTTCCCATTCCAGTTTGAATTATTGAACACCCTAAATCTGTTGTTTTAAAATAAACAGTATATGATAAACCTTTTCTATTTTCCCTTTGACGAAAACTTGTATAAACACAATAACCAAGTTTTAAAGCTATTTCAGACACATCATCAGATAATTGTTTTGAAGTTGTGTAATATTCACCTGATAATGCGCCATTGTCAGGTTCATTATTAGTCCAATGCCCATCCCCCTTCATTAAAGCATTGAATAATATTCTCAAAATTTCAGGTTTGGCTTTTTTTAATTGTGTAGGGATAAATTTATCCCTACACTTCCCAAATCGCCTGAAATAATTCCAATGATCAGGCGCACACAATAAAACACCAATTTTAGACCAGCTTTGAACAAAGCCACATTTATCCAAAAGGAACTTAATTGCTTTTCTATATTGTGGTTTTGTTTGTGATATACCTACCGTCTTATCTCTATCAACAACATAACCTTCAGATATAAACCATCCCATAAATTCCGCAAAATGTTCTATGGACAAATATGACGGTTGTTTAAGCTTTCTTTTTCTTGTGGGGTATATCTTTGGTTTAAATCCAGGAAGATCTTCACCCTCCCATTTTACAGACCTTAAAATATACGCTTGGTTTGGAAGTTCATTAAAAGGCAATAAAGTAAAAGCACTGCCACGTGTTTTTGAAGTTCCTCCTAATTTAGGCATCCTATGTTCAGGAGTACAATCCAGATTTAATCCTCGTTTTCTTACAGATACCATTTCACCAGTATACTTCATCTGGTGAAATTGCTCCACTTTGCTAAGTTTTAATTGTCCGTTTTTATCTACAGTAAACACTGGATCATTTAATTTACATTCCCAAATATCCTTCCATCCAGTGGGAGTTAACACTTCCCCGTAAGGGACACAATGTCCAGGACCACTTGGGTTACAGGTAGATCTATATTTTAACGGTATTCCTGGAACAGAAGAACGGTTACAAGACATTAATTTTAAATATAATGAAGGAGTGGGCCAGTTAGTGAGTTCTTCAAATCCAAAATATTGTATTTGTTGTCCATGGAACCTATAATAATCATCATCAGTTCTGGCATATGTTAACCAAAGAACTTCACCATCAGGAAAAGTCCATGTTTTTGTGGTTCCATTATATTTTGCAAGAGGGAATATTCTTGGTATCCATTTTTTTGTTTTTGCAATAACATCCCCAAGCTCTGTTGTAGCTTGTCTTAAAATTACACCTTTATAATCTGCACCATGTCCTTTTCCTACTTCTTGTGCAAAATCCATTATAAGACTATCCGTATTATGTGTAACTATAAAATCTTCAATAATGTATGTATGGTCAGGACTATTAACAGCAATGCAAATCATATCTGATTTCTTATTTAATTTTTCAACCTTTACAATAGAAACATATTTAGAAGCGTTTGTGGTTTTCTTTTTAAGGGCATTTTTAACCTTCTGAGGGTCTTTTGCTAAAACCATGGATGTGTTTATGTAAACTCTATAAATAAGCCCTGACGTGTAAGTTTTGCCCCTTATTTCAATCTTTCTATTAACTCTCTTATCTTTGCCTATTTTGCATCTAATTCCAAGGGATCTTGCTACATATGCAAAATCATTTACAAGTTGTTTGCTTGCACTTGTAAATTCTGAATATCCTGTACAAGAAATACATCCGTCTGTATCCATTAATCCTGAAAGTAAATCAAGTCTTTGTTGAATACTCCCATGTTTATAAATCTCAGGTATAAATTTATCATGACATTTAACATTTATTTTTAAATATTCAAGAGCTTCTGTTAATCTATTTCTTCTGCCATGTTTATCTCGTTTAGGAACATTAGGAAATGATATTCCGCCCCTACCAATATCAACAATAGTATAATTATTTTGAGTAGATTTATCATATGAAAATTCAAACTCAGAAAATTCTTCTTTAAACATATCAAGAATGAATTTGTTTGAAGTTGCAATCTTTGGGGTTCTTGTTGTTAAAGTACCTTCAGAAATTAAACATCCAAGAAAATAAGGTTTAATTGGCAATACTTTTTCTTTCCAATGTAAAGGCTCACAATTAGGTATCCTGTATTTATAACATTTTGATCTGCCTTGTCCGGTAGTAATACCTTTTTCATACATTTCTATTGTAGAAACAACTTTGTCTTTTAATATCTTATCTTTTACAAGCCAAAGATGTTCATCGCCAGAAATAACCTCTCTACCATCTTGCAATGTAAGTTTATATTCAGTTTTTTTGCCTTGTGGGAAAACACCAGTCACAGGATATAGTTTAGCATCTTGCCCATAAACCATATCACTAATAGAAAGGGAGTCAATTCTACGCCAACCTGTATCAGTTGCCACGTAACTACTTGATTTTACACACTTTCCACCGCCTCTCGGACCTTCTAATAAACATTCCCAAACAGGACAAGATAAAAACTTTTGTTGGCTCCCAGGCCAGGGACTCCATATTATGTTAGGCTTTCTTGCCATGGAGTACCTCTTTCTTTTGGGCGTGTGCTATGCCTTGTTCGTACCAAAGTTTTTCTGTAATCCTTACTGTGCCTTTGCAATTCTGGCAAATGTAAAGATTATTAAATTGTCGGTCAGAATTTAATTTAAACTCATGAAAAGAACAAGAATTTAACTTCTTTTTGTTTTCTTGTATTTCTTCCCATATTTTTTGCATTTCTGGCTTTGCAATACCACTTAATTTTGATAGTTTTTCTAATCCATTCATTACATATCTCCCAAATCAGACATAGACAAAACACCACTGTAATCATTTATTCTTGGGATATCTTTTTCAATAAGTGATTTTCCTTTTACATATTTTTTTATGCCACTCATATTAAAATATTTTTTTATGTGTTCTTGTTTTTTGATAGGATCATCATAAATTTTTCGTAAAGCAATATGGGCAGGATTTAATAGTTCAAGCAATTTCTTTTTGCTGAATTTACTATATGCTTTTTTAACTCCTTTACTATTTTTCTTACGTTGTATTTCTATTTCTTTTTTGGTTAAGCTTGCCCAATACTTCTTTTTATTTTCAGATTGTTTTCTTTTGTGTTCTGCCCTTTGTTCTGGGGTAGCAGTTGCATAATAATGTTTTATTGCTAAAACTCTTTTATCTAATTTTTTACACTCAATACCTCTTTCATTTTTAATACAAATAATCAACATTTCAGGAATCAACATCTATCACCTCATTTTCCCATTCTTCAATTGTAACTTTGTCAGGGATTACTAATACTCCATGAATGTTCGTGTTTATGTTCTTTTGTTCTATTTTATCCGAATACCCTAATTTATTCATTGTCAAATATTTGTACAAAGGGGTGTTAAAATTTCTCTCGTTTAAATTATCTTTTCCTTGCCGAATCCACCAAGCTTCATGCATTGCTTTTCCAACTTCATATGCAGTATTAAATGAATCATATTTTTCAACCCATTGTTGCAATGTTTGTGTACTTATTCCAAATTCAGATGCAATTTCAACTTCACTTGCTCCATGTCTGCTTAAATTAATAAAATCAATAGGGTGTGTTGCAGGATTAAATACTGATGTTTTTCTTTCATCAATAAGATATTTTTCTTGTAAAGGCTCAAGCAAATTTTCTTTTATAATTCGATTTCCCCCATGTCGTTCGCATAATGTACTTTTTCCTACTGCTTTTCTTTTACATTGCCTTTCCCCATCTTTTGTTTTTATTATATAAGCACATTGTTGTTTAACATATATTTTTTTCTTTCTTCTTTTAACAATAATCTTCTTTTCACCGTCTGTTACAATAACAGTGTTGGTATCATCGGGATTAGGCTCTATTTTAGGCTTGTTAGAGCGTTTTTTTAGTTTTCTCATAGCAAAGTACCCCTTATTTGCAAATACTCTTTGAAATCTCTTATATCAAGCATATCTTTGATTAATCTTTCTGTAACAAAATCAGAAAATCCTTTTGCATTATCTTCTTCCCATAAATCAACACACTTATACACAAAATCAATTAATTTTCCTTTTGCTTCTTTTGCATTAATCTCATGTAACAAAATCCATAAAGCAACAATGCTTTTTTTCAAAGACAAAGAACTAACAGAATTAGATTTACCAATTCTTATAGGAATTTTGATAGATTGACTTAGAATATTTTTTTTCTCTTTCTTCATTTCTTTCTCCTTTTTATAAGATAATAAAATGAAAACAGTCCTTTGTCAATCTTAAAGAGTATAAAAATAATACAAAAAAATATAAAAATTTTTACAGGGCAAAGAAAGAACAAGAAAAATACAAAATATTTTCATAAAAGGAATACAAAGAACATATAGAAATAATGCATACAGTAAACATATTGCCTTTTGCAAAAATGAATAAATGGGATAAATGAATAATACATCATAAATCTAAAACGATTTAAAACGATGAACTTGACGCAATAAATGAATAATACACCAATATTTCAAAAAATGAACTTGACGTAATAAATGAATAATACAGCATAAATCCAAAAAACGAACGTGACGCAATACCCCGACCCCGTTCATTTAATAAATGGGGTTCAGAAAATGAAGCTCATTCAGTCAATAAACGGCATTCAGTCGATGAATCAGCTTCATTAATTGAAGTGTATTCGTTTAATGAAGCTCATTCAGAACATTTTGTAACATTATAAAATAAATGAGCTTCAGTTTATTTTATCATAATTTTTTATGAACCAGCTTCAGTAAATAAATCGTATTCAGTTAATAAATCTCATTCATAATGTTTTATCGTAATATAAAATGTTATAGCAATACGATATAAATCGTATTCAGTTAATAAATCTCATTCATAATGTTTTATCGTAATATCGTTTATAGTTTAATTTATATCATATCGTATATTTATATATTCAATGTATATTTATATATTCTATATGGATTTATTTTTGCTTCCCTGTAATTTATTTCTATTATTCTTATATACCATTTAAAAGCGTTTCTTGCCTGTTTTAAGGCTGGTTTGTAAGTAAGCCTTATACTGCTATGTAAAAAAGTTATATCGCAGTTTAAGGTTTTTATGCAATAATATCAGTATGTTATAAGCCATATTTTTGCCGTATGTTATCTTATGTCACTTTGTGGTATCTTGTGGCATGGTGTGTTAATTGCATACATGCAC